GTCGCAAGCCGTTTCGCTAAGTCTTCAAGTAACTTAGTTGCCTTGTTATCATCATCAGGTTCGCTTTTCTTTTCAAGGCTTTCAATAGTTTTTTGAAGCTCTTCGATTGCCTTATCATTATCAGACTTTTCGACGTTCTGTTTAATCTCAGGCAAAAGCGACTTCAAAGCACTTAAAGCATCAGTTAGCTTTTTTAGTGTGTCTTTTGATAACTTAGCTCCGGCCTTTTCAATATCAGTCGCACCGTCTTCGTTATCAGACTTTTCGACCTTGACAGGCGAATACAAAGATGCTTGTTTGACAATAGAGCCAACTGCCTTCTTGAGGTCGTCGGGGAAATCTCCGAGATATTCAATAACAGTTTCCAACGATTTAATAATAACATCGTCCTCAACTGCCTTTTTAAAATCGACTGTTTGGTTTTCGCCGAAATATACTTCTACTTGTTTCTTAATTTCTTCGTTCATAGTATGCTCTCCTTTCGAGAGTTGGAATGTTTCTGAGCGACTGAATCCGTCGTCGTTTTCAACTTCTTTTGAATAGAAACACGATACAGGACTATCCATATCAGAACTAGTCCAGAAAGAGAATGAAAAATCTTTCATCTTTTCTATTTCGTCGCCATTCAAAATTATCTTTGTTCCACCGACTGTTCCGTCGCTATCAATTACAATGTTTAATTTCTTTTTTTTCTTTAACATTTTAGTATTAGAACCTTTCATAAGCGTTCCACATTCAGGGCATTTGATTTTAGTGCATGGTATCGATTTGCCTTCGCCTGTCTGTTTGTGTTCTTCGCTATAACCACAATCAGGACAAACACAATATTTAACTCCACCATCACCTTGAGCGTCACCACCAACGCCCCTGCCTTCTCCTTGTTGTTTATAAAAGAGAAATTTCTTTTTGTTAGCTGCCTTATCGACCAGGCTAACTTCGCCAATCTCCATATCTTTGAGTTCACGTGGTTTTAATTTCGCCATTAGTTATCTCCTACTCGGTTCTAGCATAACCGGCCATTGAGAATCCTGTAAGCTCTCCGTCCTGGACAGCTTTCCAAATTTCTTTATCAAGCACTCGGACCGTAATTAACCACGATCCTTTCTTGACAGATTTACTCATGATTGTAAAATCTGATGGAGCTATATAACTCTCTAAGACTTTCACTTTCACTTTGTTACCTTTGTGCATCACTTTGAATTTTTGCACATTCTCCATGAATTTATACGCAGCCTTTTTGATTTCGACCTCATTAGCAAAGTCACCTTGAGCGTCAACCTCATCAGGTTCATATACTATTCCGCAAACTATTTGCTCATCTTTGTCTGCTTTATCGAATTGATAAACAGAGATAAACTTTTCAACTTCTTTAGAAACTTCGCTTTCGCCAGTCTTCGGTAGAAGTTTTTTTGTTATCTTTTTGGCAGGCTCAAACGTGATATGTTTTATATCATTATCAGTGAGCCATTTTTTAGCTTTCGTAACCGTCCAATCTGCTTTTGGGAACCTCAGCGATTGAGGTATCGGAGGATCGGACGGTTTTGTTTTTCCCTCTAACTTACCCCAAATAATACCGATACTTGACGGTATTTTTTTCGAGCCATATATCGTACCGCCATTAGTACGCCTGAAACTTTTAATATCAAACTTGTCAGGCTCTTGCAACCTGGCAGCGTGTTCGTTTGGGTACGGCTTTGATACCTCAATTATTTCAGTGTTCGATTTTGCCTTCAATACCAAATCGTATAATGGGATATAAGCCTCGGATGGCTCATCTCGTTTTTTAATGATATCAATCAGTTCCGATTTTGCCACATTAATTATTGTAGCAAGTCTTCCATCCTTTTCGGTTTTAATTGCTGATGTAACATAGGCAAAATTCTCAACAAGTACAATATCATCACAATCAGACACGTCGATACCATATTTACTTGCGGTCATAGCCTTACTAAATGCAGCCTTGTCGATCGCACTTGTGCTATGCTCCAGCTTCCGAGAGTTCATCTCGTCAAGTAGCAGTTTATATTTTTTCATAAAACTATTACGATTAAGACTGCCTACGATTGTATTGTCGTTGTCTTTGAAATTCTTATCGAACAACTGAGTGAATCGCAATTTAAGAATAAGCAATTCTTTATCGTATGCTTTCGATAGTTTTGTTTTGTCAGCCTCTTCTATTCTCATGGCAATCGTTCCTTAATTTCTTTGATACCATCACTAATATATTTCTGCGAGGTTTTAATTGAGCTTATATCAGATTGAACCCTAGACACTTCTTTTTCCACACCAGTAATCCGCTTGTCATGTTTTTCTATATGAGTAGTATTCTGCCCAACAGTCGCATAGGCTAACCCTACCGCAAAAACTATAATACCAACCTCAATCACTACCGTAAGCCATTTCGTTATCTGGTTACTTAGTTGCGTTTTTTTTGCCTCATTCATCACAGTGTCACTCCTTAGGTTCGAATTGTATCCCGTTATCGCCTGGGTACGGCTTTGTGTGTTGTCTCTCTCCCGAATAAAATACTGGAGGTATTGCATCCGGAAACGCATCACAAGCAATACTATCATTAAACCGGTGTTTACAAAAGACACACGAGATATTATTGTTTTGTATCGAACGCAACGCAGCATCCATAGTCATATCGTCTTCTTTCATTACAATAGGATTTATACTCATATTTTGCTCCCTCCCGTAGCAACTTTAATCGGTTTTTTGCCACGTGGTACATCCGTGTTGTAATGTACCCACTTGTTTACTTTACCTTTTAACCTGTTAAATGTATCTATATTTTTTGTTCCGTGCGTCGCTTGATACATAGGCTCTACAAATCTATTTTGCTGCCCGTACATACGAGAGATTGAACGCAGCATACTTTTCTCAAGCGGTAAATCAGCAAAAGCGGCCTCAACTTCGTATCCATATTTTTTATACGCATCAACAATCTTTAATGCTTTTTTTTGACTTTTCATGGTGCCGTCAAACATTATATTCATCTTTGATGCCCGTGCTCGATCAAATAGCTCATTGATAATATAATCCGATTCCTGCTGATACGATGCTGAACGCCAGCCGAGTGCTTTATGACCATCTGCTTTTGCAAGTTTTAGCTTTATATCATCGCTGTCAATATGTAAATACTTCTTTTTCCATCCCGGAAAGGCTGTATTTAACATTGATGATTTGCCACTACCTGGATATCCACCTGTCATTATAAACTTAGGAGTACCTTTTGCTGGTTTGACAGTAGCAAGCATATCGTCCGCAATATTTTGATGTAATTGCAATCGCTTATGTAGCACTTTTTTGGTAACTTTGCCGCTAAAATATGTATTGATAGTCGGTGGAGTCTGTGACTGTAACTTCCTAAATTTTATAATATCTTTATAAACTTCTATTTTAGTTTTGCCACGATACTTTAATAAGTCAATGGCCTCTTTAGTATCAAGATGTATAATTTTCTCATAAGCATCAATTCCCAGTTTTGACGGCTTATATGTTTTTGTAGCAATATCATCACTCTCACGCAAAGCGTTAAACGATCTGCTACTTAAGGTTTCCGTTGGTTTCGGGACTAATGCAGGCCTCGCAATCGGAGGTGTTGGTTTAACTACTTTTAACTCGCCTTTGTGTCCAAGCTTTCTAAGTGACCCTTTAAGTTTTCTACTTATTGCTATGTCAGTAGTTTTCTCTAGTTTTTTCAACAATCCGTCAATATGCTTAGGAACGGCGGACGCAGCTTGCTTTGGAGTTCCTACGCTTTCGCCTGCGATTACAGGTATGAATCCACTCCGACAATTTACATGAGCCGGAATTATACCCACTGATTCCGCTGGCGTGAATTTCTTACCATTTAAATTCAAACATATTGTCGAAGTACGGTCATCTAATATTGCAGAAAATTCTACTTGCTCAACTCCTAAGTCTTCCATGCCTACAGCATATCCCATATTTTGGGCCCTTGCCGTTTCTGTCCTGGCTATCGTTTTAGCCCTACGCCTATGTGTTTTATCTGCATACTTCTGAGTTTTCCTGTCAATATCAGTATCGGTTAATTTCGGAAACTTATCTTTATCCTGTAACCTGGTTCTGAAATTCATTACCGATTGAGTTTGGTTTTTAGTTAATCCTACCAACGGACGAACCTCGCGTGCGATCTTATCCATCGATTTGCCTTCTTTAACGCCGGCACTTATAAAAGTACGGATTCCTTTTTTAGTTTCATTCGTTACCTGTCTAACCAAATCAGCGGTAAACTTTTCGGCAGCACGGACTGAAACTACATTCAGCACATCAAAGGAACCCTTTGCCTGCAATAGGTTATATGACTGTTCGCCGCCATTTGACATAACAGTTAATGTCGCCGGCTTGATTATATCTTTGCCTTTATCCTGTATGAATTCCCAGTCGGTAAGCGTGCTGGTTATATCCTTTTGAAATTTAGTCCTCAAATCAGACTGTATCTGCTTGATTGCATAACTAAACCATTCCCTTACGGCAGATTCAAATATAGGCTCCATCCGCCGCCTATGCCAATCCAGCTTAGCATGGATTTTATTTCTAAATTGTGTTTTAATTATCGTTATCATCGTCTGTTATCTCTGATTTACTCAGTGGCTCTTCAGGTTCGCCAATTTCTATAAGGCTACTCATCATATAAAACTTGTCACCGTCCTGATACGGTTTACGTCCTAATATGTTTCTCGATTCGTTTGGTGTCATTGTTCCGCGTTCTATCTGGAATCCGTGTTGCTTTATCAATACGTCAATATCACGCGTGTCAATATTTGTAAACTTAAATTCGTAAATTCCTGAATTTAATAGATTGTCGTTTATAATATCCTCCATGTCCGTCTGTAATGGCTCGACCACGCTTTGGATATATATCTTTGTAGCCTCTTCAGCTACGTTGCCGCCAAGTTTACCAACAATCCTTACGCCGATTCGCTCAGCCGGCATCGAGAATGCAATCATTATGTCTTCACGTGAGGTTTGGCCGTAGACTTTGAAGCTACCATCTTTAACCTCGACGCTTAATTTTTCATATTCAAAATCACAACCCTCTGGCTGGGTAAGAACTAATGTTTTATGTGCATTAGAATTTCCCTTTGCCTCTTTGTTTAAGAACTGGGCTATTTTTTTATCCGCTCCCTCTTCCCAATCGCCTTTCAAAGTAATTAGTCCGGCAGGTATCCCATAATTCTCGAAAAATGCAAGGTTGTAATCTCTAAGCCCTATCATACCAACAATATCACCGATAGCAGAAATTGCATTGGTTACACCATAGTAGTTTGATTTAGGATAAAAGTTTTTATAGAATATTAACTCATGAGCTTTATTTTCAGGAATAACTCCTTCCGGCTTTCCGGTTTCAGAGTTTATATCCTCTTCCATTCCGAATTTTTTGAACCATACTTTTTTATTGTTGCGTATTTGTGCATATTTTTCGTTTGATTCGTGAACCCTTAGAGTGTGTGCAGGTAGGTAATAAACATTAGATACTTCGCCTGCGTTATTCCTCACAACTTCTAACCCAAAATAACCAATCGACCCCCAGTCGATCAATGCCTGCTTTATAATATTTCTAAACGATTCTTCTTTACCTGATGTCTTCAAAAACTCATTCAATCGCTCTTTTTCTTTTTCGTTATCTTTTTGGTTTTCTCTTAATTGTAAATTCCAACCTAAACCGGCAACATCAATAGCCAACTGGTTTACACAACTCCAAAATATAGGATTCGATTCGTGTAATGTCAATAACACTTCTGGCGGATATGGAGGATTGATTAGGCTGTTATCGGTAACCCATTTATTTTTTTCTTTGAGCTGCTTAGAATCCTCTGCCTCGGATTCCTGTAACTTAGAATACGGAAATACACCTTCTGAGGTATGAACATACACTTTGCCTTTTTTTTGTTCGTCAGTCATTATTTATTTTTCCAGTCCCATTACAAAATTGACAATCGGCTATAATTGAGGCCCTACCATCGTTATGTTTACCAGAACCATTACAGTGTTTGCAATCTCCAGCATTTATTACTACCGGCCCCAGATGGGAAACAAAGTCGATGTCAAGTATCCGCTCGTCAGCAAAAGTCTCATAATATAACATCACACAATTGTCGTACGGTATATCTATCACCACCCGGCGGGTATTGTCAGGGATAATCCCAGCCTTTGTTAAGCTATCAATCAAACCTTTATGGCTTCCTGTTATCGCTTGTGTTGTCATATCAATCCCTTTCTATTCGTAGCTTGAGTAATAAGAGCCTTCATCTTTGCACGATTGCATATAGCCTTCCATGTATGCCAGCTCTAATTCTCTGGCAAATTCAGGGGACGGAGTGTTTCTTTTTCCACACAGCCATTTGTTAAATCCGCCACGGATGCTATTAGCGTTCGTATTCATATCGACACTCTTTTCCTTTGGCTTACATACCGCCGCTGGAATTCCTACATCAGCCATATCTATCCTTTCCTATTCAGGTATCACCGGTAACCTATTAAGCTGCATAAACTTTCCCTTTTTTTCCTGGTCTATCCGTCGAGTAAATTATATAACGCAGGCTGTCAATAGTATGATCGTTTTTCTTTACGGGCACATCCTGTGGATTCCTGGAACTTGAACCTGTCGGGTAATGATAACCGGCCATTTCTCTACATGTATTCTTGCAGGTGTTAAATATAAACAAACTAGGCTTACCATTTGCCTTAACTTTTAGCTTGCTTTGCACAACCTCTATCCCTTTTGATATTTCTTTACGAGCCTTCCTATTATGTATCCCGGCTTTGCGTAACTCTTCCCTATCTTCTGCATTTTCAGGATCGGCCCAGGAATCAATATATTTGTCGCCGTTACTTAATCGCTTTACCGTCTCAATATGCTCCTGTATTCCTGTTTGTGCTTTGTAATATTCTTGATGTATATACCAGTTTTCGTCGCTATCTTTAGCGGCCCATAAACACACAAACGGATTTGTAAAACCAAAATCAAAGCCGCGATACCGCCGCCAGTCATTAGGTATCTTGAACGGTTTAATAACATGAGTGTTCCGGTTAAATGTTTTATAAACAGCACCGTAAAATGAGGCGAATCGGCCCTCGATCCGTGTCGATTGAACTTCGACCGGCCAATCTGCAATCATTTGGTCAATCCGCTCATCGTTTATATATCCACCTCTGCTTTTCCGGTTAGAATTTAAGTTAGCATAAAATACATCATCAGTCTTAGGCAAATCCTCAATCCTCTCCTCTAGTGACGGCTGAGGCTTAATAGGTGTCATACTCCATGAAAGTTTACCGTTATTAACCATAAGTCGAGCTTGTATCTCGGTTAATATCCCTTCGAAATCATGGTGGCATTGCTCGTCACAACGGCACGAATTGATAGACCTGGCTTGGAATTGCTCACGGCCTTGATTGAAAGCCTTGAACTCTATCACGTGTCCGTTTTTTAGAAACAATTTACGAGGCACTTTATCTTGACCATAAGTTAAATCAGATATATGATGCGGCAAGATAAACTTTTTGAGGTATGACTCCCATAAAATATCCCTAACCTGCTCCCAACTTTCGATACAGGCCCAGTGTAACCCTGGCTTTGGGTCTGGGTATGATGGATGGATATTTAACACCTGCATAGCAAGGTCTATCATATTAGTATATGATTTAGATGCCTGATTTCCACCAAACATCCAACGAATATCAGCGGTCGACATATGGAACGCTCGATGGTCATCGTCCAGCGGCTCATAGCGAGCTAATGGTTCTCCCAGCCATTTTATTTGTGAAATCGTAAGCATTTTAATTTATTACTCTTGCTCTAACCTACCTAAAACATTATTTGTGCTTGTTATATCAGAGCCGCCAGTATTTTTCATTGTCTTACTCATCAATACGGTTTCGGTTCCTTCATCTTTATGATCAACAACCCAGGGTGTTTCGGTTGTGTCAATTACTTTGTCCGCTCTTTGTAGTTTCGCTCTGGCTTCGTCACTATCAGTAGCAGCATCAAACGTAGAGCCGTCTGCCGTATCAGACGCCATTTTATTTAACATACCTGCTATTGTTGCCGAGCCGCTATCCATTGCTACTATCTGGCCCGACGTGACAGAGCCGATAAGAGCCTCTGCGTTTGTCGCTGTTGTCACTGTTGTTATCGTTCCAGTAATATCAGCAGTTAATCCAGCAGGCATCGCAACTGCCCCTGTCAAAGTTGTTGTTGTATCAATCAATAAACTATTAGCAGATAAAGCACCAACAATATCCATGCCGGCATCGATAACAACACTCCCTGCATCTAACTGGCCGGTAATTGATAATGACGCAAGGGTACTAGCTCCAGTAATCGCTAATGTACTACTCAACGCTACCGCCCCAGTAAGCGTAGTAGTACCAGTATTTTCTATTGAGTTAACTTTGATCCCAGTCCCGCCAGTGCCGTCAAGTATAGCTTCTAAGTTATTCGCAGCTGCTTCATCACCTGAGATTTTTATAGCATCTGATTCATCAGTTGTTATTACTACTGTAGTACCATTTGAATTATCTGTTATATCACCGACTGGACCGTTAATTGTAAGCGTACCAGATGTACAAGAACTGGTTATTGTTAATGAAGATCCACGAGCCATACTAATCGAAGCCGTTCCACCATCCATGCCAGCCACTGTGAGCGAACCTTTTATGTTCATAATGCCGCACACTGCTGGAGCGTTAAGAGTAAGTGTACAGGCCGAAAGTGCACCGCATACAAGGTCGCGACATTTGAATATTCCGCCATCCAGAACTGAGCAAGCACCATTTATGCTTCCATTGAACGCAAGCCCATGAATGTTTGTATGTGCATAGAGATGGCATAAATCATAGAATGTAACATTTGCTATACCTGTAGCATTCGCTCCAATACCTGTGACTGTAAGCTTTTCAATTGTTGAATGTTCAACACTTTGGGAATTGATATCGAGTAAATCAGCTACATCGATATGGCCATCTCCAACTAAACTGTAATGTTCCATTGCCGCTGCAAGATCGAAATCGCCGTGAAGATGAATCCTATTAAGGTTATTCGCGTCCGCAATAGTCTTAGCGTTAGCAATCGTATCAGTTGGATAGGTGCTTGTTCCATAGGGCCAGGTAGTCGAGTTAGTTCCTCCGTCATCACACCACACCCTTCCGCCGTTAAACATAAAACGAGTGGCCATAGCAGTATCACCAGCTAATGACGTAACATTGACATCTGGTATTGCATTGCCGTCATTGTACGTCAATTGGAAATCAACTGACTTTGATAAAATTGTTGCACTTGCAGCGTCTTCTATTATTATAGAAGCCGAAGTGGCTCCAGCAGCAAAAATATCATCATGTAAATCTAAGCGATAATATCCATAACCAATCTCATACATCCCGTTTGCTGTATGTGCTACAACTAAAGATGTTAAGTCAGTTATATCGGCTTTAGCCGACAAGGTTACATCTTCGTCAGTCTCAACTCGTATAAACCAAATATCCAAGTCAGTAACTGTCACGCCGGTAATAGGAGAGCCGGTAAGTGCATCGTATAACCTAACTTGAATGGTTACATCTGTTGAGCCTAACTGTTTTGATATAGTACCTTTCATAACTTATCCTTATTCCTCACGTAAAGGGAGGTTTATTCGGTTCCAACTTCCTGGCGTAGTGTAGCCGCCAGTTAATGTTGGCTTCCCTTTATTCCATAATGGTGAGCTTGGTAATAATCTAAAATCATTATTCGCAGCATCAGCAAACATCGGATCAACGGATAGATTATTGTTACCAACTGGTATTGCCGCCGACTTCTGAGTATCATAAAAACCATTCGCAACCGTCAATTC